AACTCAACGATTTACCTTCACTAGGCGAGCAAATGATTAAATTCTGCGAGGAAATCGGCTTTGAGCTGATGCCTTGGCAGCAATGGCTGGCTCATCACAGCTTGAAACAGAAACCCGATGGCAGATGGGCTCATCCAGTCGTAACCCTTCTTTGCGCTCGGCAACAGGGCAAATCAACTTTTATGGCGCTTCAAATCCTATTTAGGATTTATGTGTTAAAGGAGAAGCTGCAAGTTCATACTGCTCATAAGCTAACTACTTCAGCAGAGCTCTTTTATAAGATTTATGGAATTATTGAACAGAATCCAAGGCTAGCTGCTGAATTTACTAAGAAACTAGAAAGTAAAGGATTTCAAGAACTTCAATTTACTGAAGGTAGGCGATATATCGTCAGAGCTAATAACTCGGCTGGTAGAGGTATTGCAGCCCCTGAAACTATCCACCTAGACGAAGCCCGAGAGTATAAAGATGAGGATGTTTGGTCTGCCCTGCGATATACCCAGATGGCTAGCCCAAATCCTCAAATATGGGTTTATTCAAATGCTGGAGATCAACACAGCATTGTCCTAAATAAACTTAGAGAAAGAGCAATGGCTGCCATATTCGGTAGCAATGATGATATTGGCTGGTTTGAATGGTCAGCGCCCCAAGGCATTAAGTTTGATAACTCGCCAGATTTCTGGCTAGGTGTCTGCCAAGCTAATCCATCACTTGGCATAACAGTTCATCCAGATAATATCCGAGCAGTCTTATCAGACCCCGAGGATATTGTGCGCACAGAAGTCTTATGCCAATGGGTCGATACCATAAACCCAGTTATCAATCCGTCTCAATGGGAAAGTTGCAAAGTTGAGGGACTTCGACTCAACCCTGAGGCAGATACTTGGCTGGCTATTGATCTAAGCCCTAGCAGAAAAGAAGCGGCGTTAGTTGCTAGCCAAAGACTTGAGGGCGATAAGTTTCAAGTCCATTTGCTTCACACTTGGCATAACCCTGCCAATCTGGACGATAAAGCAATGGCTAACGATATAGCGGAATGGGTGCGTAAGTATCCAGTTCAACTGGTTGCTTATTCAGCCAGAACCGCGTCAGCGGTCGCAGCTAGGTTAGCTCCTGCTGGAATTAGGGTTGAGCCAATAGATGGCCTTGACTATGCCCAAAGCTGCGATGAATTACTGGGAGCTATTTCATCTCAGCGGTTAGCTCACTCGGGACAGGAAGAGCTGACCAAACAATGCCTATCCGCTGTCAAACTCCCTTTCGGTGATGGCGGATGGGTAATGGGTCGCAAGGTAAGTAATACAACTATTTGCGGAGCAATCGCTTCAGCTTTAGCGACACACTACGCAACGATGGCTGAAAGCGGAGTAGATATTCAAATAGTGTAAGTAGGCTCGCTTACAATGTAAGCAATGGGTGCTATAAGAGATTTCCTATTTCCACAGGTTCAGACGGCTAAACCTACTAAGGTTTCAGATGTTGCAGCCGCGCTGACTCCCGTCCAGATTAGCGATTCAGTTTATAATATTCTCGGCGGTGCAACTAATACCACTCGACAATTAGCAATGAGCGTTCCATCCGTTGCAAGAGCTCGCAATATTATCTGCGGAACTATTGGCTCATTACCTTTAACAACTTTCAATCGCATTACTGGCCAGTATGTTGATCCACACAGAGTTATCAATCAGCCAGACCCAAGAGTTGCAGGATTCGTAATCTATAACTGGCTTGCTGAAGATATTTGGCTTTATGGTGCTGGTTACGGTCAAGTCTTGGAAATGTATTCTTCAACTGATGGCGGTCGAGTAAGAGCCTGGACTCGCGTTAGTCCAGACCGAGTTACAGTTGATACAGATTTCTTAAATACTGAAATTACTGGATATAAAGTTGATGGCAAGTCAGTTCCACTTCAAGGCGTAGGTTCAATCATTCGATTTGATGGCCCAGATGAGGGATTGCTTCACAGAGCTGGTAAAACAATTGCAGCTGCTGTATATCTTGAAAATGCAGCAGTTAATTATGCTAAAGAACCTGCTCCAACTATGGTTCTAAAATCAAATGGAACTAACTTAACTGCCGAAAGAATTTCAGCACTTCTCAGCGCTTGGAAAACTGCTCGCCAATCTCGTTCTACTGCATTTCTAAATGCTGATGTAAATCTTGAGCAATTTGGTTTTGATCCTAAATCATTGCAACTTGCAGAAGGCCGTCAATATGTAGCGCTTGAATTGGCTAGAGCTTGCGGCATACCTGCCTACTTCTTGAGCGCCGAAGCGACTTCTATGACTTATTCAAACGCGGTGTCCGAGCGGCGCTCATTAGTTGATTTCTCACTTCGCCCAATCCTTAAAGCGATTGAGGAACGCTTATCATTACCGGACTTCGTTCCAAATCCAGTAATGGTGCGCTTTGCACTTGACGATTTCTTACGCGGTAACGCATTAGAAAGAGCGCAAGTTTATGAAATCCTAAACCGCATTGGCGCGATGAGCGTTGAGCAGATTCAGCGAGAAGAGGACCTAATACCAAATGAAGGTTAATATGCCAATGGCAGTTACTGCTGCCGACACAATTAAAAGAACAATTACTGGGACTATCGTTACTTGGAATGAGCAAGGCAATACCTCAGTAGGCCCGACAGTATTCGCAGCAGATAGCATTGAGATTAAGCCAGTTAAGTTGCTCCTTGAGCACGACCGCACTCGGCCAATTGGCAAAATGGTTTCTCACAATGTAACTGCTAATGGAATTGAAGCTACTTTTAAAATTGCCAATACTATGGCTGGAGAAGATGCTCTAGTTGAAGCAACCGAAGGGCTACGCGATGGATTTAGCGTAGGCGCTCAGATAAATGAATGGACCAACAATAAGGGCGTAATGCAGATTACCTCAGCAACTCTTGATGAAGTTTCTCTAGTTACTGATCCTGCAATTGATTCTGCTCGCGTAAGCGAAGTAGCAGCATCAGAGAATGAAGCACCAAAAGAAGATTCTGATTTGGCAACCGCTGATTCAGACAAACCAACCGAAGGAGACCAAGTGTCTGACACTACCGCTCCTGCTCCTGCCGTTGAAGAAGCGGTAGAAGCAGCCAAAGTAGAAGCTACAGCTCCAAAGCCAAGTTTCTACACAACTCCAAGACTTGAATTTACCAAGTCTAAATACCTAGAAATGAGCGTTCGCGCTGCTCTAGGAAATGATGATGCTCGCGCTTATGTTCGCGCAGCAGATGACACAACCAGCAACAACGCTGGTCTAATTCCAACTCGTCAATTGACAGAAGTTATTAATCCTTTATCAACAGCTGATCGTCCAGCGATCGATGCAATTTCTCGAGGTGTCCTGCCAGACGCAGGAATGTCTTTTGAAATTCCTAAATTGACAGCTGCTCCAACAGTTGCCGAGGAAGCCGAAGCTGCTGCAATTGATGAAACAGGAATGACAACTGCGTTCGTTACAGTTGATGTTAAAAAATATGCTGGAGGACAAACCTTTTCTGTGGAACTCCTCGACCGGTCAAGTCCCGTCTTTTTTGACCTTTTGGTTGAGCAAATGGAGAACGCGTTTGCTTATGCTACAAATAACGCAGTTCTTAATGGCTTAATTGCTGGTGGAACTGATGGCGGCAATCGCACAATGTCAAATGTAAATTTCCAAGATTTCGTTTCAGATGCTGCAGTTTCAATCTATAACGGAACAAAGAGATTTGCTAGAAATATCATTGCTTCTACTGGACAATGGGGCGCAATTATGAATCTAGTTGATGGTCAGAGCCTTCCGCTTTACACCAACTTAATCAATCCACAGAATCGCGGAGGAGGAGTTTCACCTTCATCTCTACGCGGTAATGTTCTCGGTCTTGATTTTTATGTAGATCGCGGCCTTGGTTCTGGTGTTGGCGATGACACTCTGATTGTCGTTGAGCCATCTGCTTATCAATGGTTTGAAAGCAGCCGATTCCGTCTGCAAACCAATGTAGCTCTCAATGGACAAATTGAAGTGGCTTACTATGGTTATGGCGCACTTGCAACAAAGGTAGGCGCTGGCGCTTATCTATGGAAAGTTGCGTAGTTAATTAAAAAAAGTGACGGCCAGTCCGCTCCCGAGCTGGCCGCTCACCTAACTGCTTGAAAGGATGACGAGATGCCAACAATAGTTACGGCCACAGAGCTTAGGACGATTCTTGGCGTTTCGTCATCCCTGTATAACGATGCTTATCTCAATGACATATGTGACGCAGCTGAAAACCTAGTGCTTCCAATGTTAGTCAGTTATTCAGCCCCAATTGCCAAGGTCGAGCGCTCCGATGATGTAGTCGTATTTACTACACAGGGAGAGCACCCTTTTAGCGTAGGTCAGTCAGTAGTAATTACTGGCGTTAATAACACCTTCAACGGCACTCACACAATCACCGATATTGGCCCAGACTTTTACTTTGAGTTTCCTAATTTTACCAACCCAGCCAACTTTAATATTGGCAATCTAAACCTAGAATTCACAGTCGCATTAGTCGGCGCAGATGTAATTGAATTCAATGTAATCCCTGCTGGCAAAGCAACCCTTACTGGCGCTTCAACCTATGTTGCTAATCCCAATGTAGAGGCAGCAGTCCTAACCATTTCAGTAGAAATCTTTCAATCCAGAACCGCCGCTGGTGGATCAATCGAAGGCGTAGATTTTGCAGTAACCCCTTATCGCCTATCTAAGAATTTACTTGCCAAAGTAACTGGCTTACTTGGGCCTTATCTTGATGTTGAAACTATGGTTGGCTAATGCCTGCCTCAACAATTGCCACAGATGTCAGAGGCGTTCTTAAAACTGCCCTATCTGGTCTAAGCGCAAATATCTATGACTCAGTTCCCGAAGCGCCTATAGTCCCTGCAATTATTGTCATTCCAGACTCGCCCTATATGGAGCTTGAAGTCTTAGGTAAGTCAACAACTCGCGTTAAATTAAATTACACCATAACTGCCTGCGTTGCGTATTTCAGCAATGCCGCTGCTTTAGATAACTTAGAGCAAATGGTCATTAGTATTCTTGGAGCACTAAATGCTTCCAAGTATGAGTTATCAATAGTCGAAAGACCTTCGGTAACCGAAGTAGGAACTACTACCCTGTTAGTTTCAGACATACGCTTGAGCGTCCGCTACGAGCAAACCGCATAGGAGACCCAAATGCCAACAACAGTAATAACTGGGCGCGATGTGACATTCACACTCGATAGCGCTGCTTATGACGCCCAGACAACTAGCGCAGTCCTAAGCTGCGACACAATTATCGAGACCTATCAAACCCTTGATGGTCGCGCTTATAAGTCTGTAGATAAGCAATGGACTTTCACAATTGAGTTACTTCAGGATTGGGGAGCTACAAGCTCGCTATTTGAAGCAATGTGGGCGGATGCAGAATCTGCACCTAACACAGCACTCAGCGTTTCATTTACAGCAGTAACTGGAGCAGTATTTGCTTTCACAGTATTGCCAATCTTCCCAACTGCTGGCGGAGCTGCTCCGGGAGCACTCACCGACACTTGGACGATGACAGTAATTGGAACACCAACAGAGACCTTCAGCTAAGAGATCGGAGCATCGGGAGCTATGAAAATATCAATTACAATTAAATACAGCTCAGGCGAATCAGCTACTTACCAAGCTGGCTTGCCAGAATGGGCTAAGTGGGAACGCAAAACTGGTAAGTCGATTTATTCAATGAAGGATATAACGGCTTATCAGCAAGCGGACTTCTTAGACCTTGCCTACTTTGCGTATAAGCGCGAGGCAGCAGGGAAGCCAACCAAGTCCCAAGAGATTTGGGAGCTAACAGTTGAGGAAATG